GGAATACTTAAAGGGAGCGATATATGTCTGATAAGATATTCTGGTTTCGTCATGACACTGGCACTTTGAACGATCTGCGGATGCAACGCATCATGCGCCTCCACGGCGGTATGATGGGCATCGGGATGTACTGGACCCTGGTGGAGCTGCTGCACATCAATGACGGCAGGATCCTCTTCGAGGAGATCCCGGACCTGGCCTACTCCATGCGCGTAAGCGAGGACCAGCTCATGGCGCTCGCCAGTGACGACCAGGTCTTTGAGAACGACGGGGATGGTTTCTGGAGCAACCGCGTCAACGCCCAGCTGGAGAACCAACGTGCTGCTTCAGAGAAGGCCAGGAAGTCCATCGAGGCTCGGTGGAATCAGGACAGGAAGCAACAAAAAACCAAGGCAAAAAAGTCCGTAAGGACCGATACCGACATGGCAGAGAAAGAGGCGATCATAGAAAAATTGCAGTACGATTGTGATACCAATGTAATGCCATCGCAATACGACCGTAATACGACCGTAGTACCATCGAATTACGACCGTAATACAGAAGAGAAGAGAAGAGAAGAGAAGAGAGAAGAAGAGAATATTAAGAGAGACGAATACGTCTCTTGTCCCGAGCTGCGATCTGACGACGCAGCCTCGGAACCGCCTTCGCCGGTTTTCATCACCCTGCCATGCGTAGGAACCCCGTCACGGCCCCAGCAGTCGCACCCGGTCACGGAGGCGGACGTCGAGATGTACGAGGACCTCTACCCCGCCCTGGACGTGCGCCAGGAGCTGAGGGAGATGCTCGGATGGCTGGACGCGAATCCAAAGCGGCGCAAGAAGAACACCAAGAGTTTCATCACCAGCTGGCTCGGACGCTCGACGGACCGGGCCCGGATACCGGACAGCCCTGCCAGCAGGCAAGAGCAGCCGACCGTGCCCAGGAGCAGTATCAGGCCGGGCGCTTCAAGGACGCCTACCGATACCAACCAGGGGCCGGTGGTCACCGTACACACGATCTGAGGAGGATCATATGACCGACAACATCACTGCAGCCAGCGCAATCACCACCGTGGCGGGAGCCGGCAATCCAAAGATGCGGATCTGCGAGAAGCATGGCCGATTCTTCGCATTCACCTGCCGACTGCCCAACGGCTCGCTCTACGAGAGCCGATGCCCGGAATGCAAGGCCGAGGAGGACAATGGCAGGCCCAGGGCCCTCTCGATCGAAGTCGGCTCCGTCATGGTGCGCAACCGCCTCATCGAGGCCGGGGTGCCCGAGGACATGGCATCCATCACCGTCGACACCATGCCCCCGGCGCTCAGGCAGATAACCCAGGCGATGGACGCGATGAATACCATCGCCAGGGGAGAGCTGCACAACCTGGTGATGCTCGGGCCCAACGGGGTGGGAAAGTCAACGCTGGCCGTGGCGGCCCTTGCCCGGGCGGCAGAGGCAGCCCTGGCATCGGGCAGGCAGATCAGCATGCACTACACCACCGAGGCTCGGCTGCTGAGGGCACTCAAGACGACCTTCAGCCGCAAGGACGGACCATCGGAGCAGGACATCATCGACCGCATGGGCCGCGTCACCATCCTGGTCATCGACGAGATCGGCAAGGTGCGGAGCAACGACTACAACATGCTGGCCATCGAGGAGATCATCAACATCAGGCATCAGACCAGGGCGACGATCATCTGCGGCAACCCGAGCCTCAACGACTTCCGGGCGCACCTGACGGACAGCTCGCGCTCGAAGCTGGCCATGAATGGCTCGCTGATCGAGATCGAGGACCGGGACCATAGGCGGGTGCCATAAGAAAGCCCCCCGAAAACACCCTATTTAGTGTATTGTCAACCACTATACACCTAATTAAGTGTAAATCTTTTGAAATAGTTTTCTCTAGGGGAATGAGAAATCGGCCCCTTGGGTGATAGGGTAGTTATGGGAGGCCGATTCAACTGATGGCTGAGCATGCAATAGCGCGCCTCACAGTGGACGAATGGCGGGGACGGTCCCACATCGAGTGGGACTCCATCACCCAATGCGCCCGGTATCACAGCGTCTCGATCGCCACGATCAAGCGGATCATCCACACCGGCGGCAGCCTGGACGGCTACAGCTTCTTCGACATCCCACTGCACTCACCGTACGATACGCGGATGCGCGGCACCGTGGTCGAGGTCTACGATACCAGGACAGGTGAGGCGATCGACCCGCACAGGCGCGTGGTCAGGAGGAAACAAGCGTGAGCGGACGGATCTACGAGGACTACGACGAAGCAGCCGGCAACAGCCGTAGCCGAAAAGCGATCACCAGGCGGAGCTGGACAGTGGACCTGGCCGAAGGCGTGCGCCAGCTCAAGATCGTCAAGCCGTTGTTCCAGTCACCCTTCGCAGTCTACGCATCGGCACCCTCGATAAAGGCCCGCTGGAACTTCAGCTACAGTCTGGTGGACCAATGCACCGAATGGGAGAGTTTCTAGTGGCCAAGACATACAGAATCGACCAGCACCCCAAACGGAACGCGATCATCAAGGCGCTCATCAACCAGACGCCCTATCAGACGGTCGCGGACGAATATGGACTCAGCTACGGTTCTGTGCAGAGATACGTGTCCCAGAAACTCAGGTATACGGCGGCAATGGCCGTCAAAGAGGGTAATTACGATGGAGCAGCCCTTCTCTCCCGCATAGAGGAGACCATCGTGTACGTGCAGCGGATGTACGAGGCATGCGACGAATGGCTGCGTGATCCCGAGGACAGCACCCGGTACAACCTGGATGCCAGGGCCAGCGAGATAGAGGTCACGTACGACGAGTACTGGGAGGACAGCGAGGGCAACCAGCGCAAGAGGCGCAAGAAGAGCAGGCTGCAGGACCTGCTCAACCAGGCGGACGTCATGGCAGAGGACATCATCATGGTCGAGAGCAAGCATGCGGACCCGAGGAGCCTGATCCTCGATACGGCCAGGACCCTCAACAGGCAGCTCGAGACCCTGGCCAAGATCGCCGGGGTGGTCAAGGACGTGACCCAGATAGACGTCAACATCAGTCAGCACACCAGCGTGATCACCAACATCATCGCCGTCATCGAGCGTGAGGTGCAGGACCGCGAGATCATGGAGCGGATCGTGGAGGGACTCACCAGTGTCGCAGAGTGACATCAGGCGGATGATCGCCCAGCAGACAGCCTACGGCCTCTCCAGGGACCTCTACATCGAGAGCCTGGGATGGCGGCCTTTCGCCTGGCAGAGCCAGGTGCTGCAGAGCCGGCACAAGCGCAAGTTGATCAATGGCAGCAGGCAGTGCGGCAAGAGCACCATAGTCAGCTCAGTGCCATGCCATACGGCTAAATACTACCCCAAAAGCCTATCCATCGTACTCGCCCCCACCGAGGCCCAGGCCATCGAGGACATCCTCAAGGTCAAGGACTTCATCGCCGGCGACAAGACATACCCTGACATCAAGCGCGACAGCCAGGACGAGATCGCCCTGGACAACGGATCCCGCATCCTGGTCATCCCCGCCACCGAGCGATCGGCGCGCGGCTACTCCATGCCCCGCACCATCGTGATGGACGAGGCCAGCCGCATACCCGACGTGGTCTACAAAAGCGGCATCCGCCCGATGCTCACCGACAACCCGGATGCCGAGCTGTTCATCATCAGCACCCCGAACGGGAAGCAGGGGTTTTTCTACGAGGCGTACACTTCGAGCGATCGATGGGAGCGCTACGAGATCCGGTCACCATGGCAGGTGGACCCGGCGGACGCATGGAGCCTGGACCACTACCTGGAGGAGGACGAGTACCGCAGGCAGATGGAAGAGCGCGGCATCCTGGCCTGGTACTCTCCCCGGCACTACAGCTACGAGGAACAGCTGGAGAACCTGGAGGCGATGGGCATGCAGCAGTATCGCCAGGAGTACTGCTGCGAGTTCGTCGAGCAGGACGACATGGTCTTCAGCTACGACGACATCGAGCGGGCATTCAGCTCGGCGATCGCCGGCCTTGACGTCCCTGACTTCGAGCAGGCACCCGCCCTGCCAATCGACCTGCAGGCGGTGAACCTATGAACATGACGACATCACAGCTGCTGGCTACCAGCAAGGAGTTCATTTGCTCGGTCGACATCGCAAAGAAACGAGACTACACGGCGATCCAGATTTACCGGGACAGCCCCGACATCAAGCGCTTCGCCCCGGAGAGCGGACGTGAGGCCATGGTGGTCAACTACCTCGACCTGGTCTACCAGGCAAAGATGCAGGCCGTGCGCTACACCGAGCAGGTGCGCATGATCAAGGAGCTCCTGGAGCGTATCGATCTGCTGAACAACACGCAGCTGCTGGTCGACGGTACCGGTGTAGGCGAACCGGTGGTGGACATGATGCGAGAGGTGGGCCTCATGCCATTCCCGATCATCTTCACCGGCGGAACCGAGGCCAGGCCGGTCTATGCCGATATTGGCAAGGTATTCGGAGGCAGCGAGGGATTCGGCCGCTTCCGTGGCGCCCAGGTGCTCAAGGAGATGAGCGTGCCGAAGGACGACCTGGTACATGCGGGGATGATCGTGCTGCAGCAGGGCCGGCTCAGGATGGCACCCAACCTCCAGCACATGGACGACTTCAAGCGGCAGCTCGCAGGGTTCAAGGGGAAGGTGAACGAGAGGAGCGGCAGGACCAAATACAACGCCGAGAACGATGACGTGCATGACGACCTGGTGGTCACCTACCTCATGGCAGCCTGGTGGATAACCTACCGGCGCGTGACCGAGAAGGAGCGGGTGATCTACAACAACGACCGGGCGGACTACAACCCGTTCGACTACCTGACCGATTAAGGGGGATGGACATATGGCAGTGACGACCAAGGAAATGGAGCTGGTGTTGGCTCTCAACAAAAAATTGGAGACCTATCGGGACGTGTACCAGTCCCAATGGAACGAAATCATCAGGTACCTGGCTCCGTCGTACGCCAGCGCGCATATCACCGGGGAGCCGGGCACCCAGCAGGCGCCGGCGTTCCGTGATATCTTCGACACGACGGCGATCTACGCCAGCAACATCCTGGCAGACGGCCTGCAGGGCTACGCATTCGGGCGCACTCTGGCCTGGTTCCGCCTCGAGTTCGAGATGCGCCAGTTGATGGCGGACAAGAACAACAAGGAATACTTGCAGTCGGTCGAGCGTCACATCTACGAGCAGCTCAACAAATCGAATTACTACGACGAGGCCAGGGCGTTCCTCCGGTGCGGCGCGGACTTCGGCACGGCGGTGATGACCATGGAGAGCGATCCAGGACGAGAGATGCCGGTGTTCGCCACCCTGCACCCCGGCATGTACGTCATCGAACAGGACCGCTACGGCGAGGTGAGCGTGCTGATCAGGCGCTTCTGGCTCTCCACGGCCGAGGCGATCGAGCGCTTCGGAGAGGACAGTCTGCCGAAAACGATCACTGCCACCAAAGACACCGACCCGACCTCGCAGCACGAGTTCTACCACTACATCGCACCAAGCGGACGCATCAAGCTGAGCGTGGAGGGGACCGACGATTACATCAGCCTCTACTGGGCAGCAGAGGACACGAGCCACCCGGTGCTGGAAGAGCGATACCGGCACAAGCGCTTCTTCGCATGGCGATGGGCCAAGGACCCGTGCGGATCGCCCTGGGGCGTGGACAATCCCGGCATGGTGGAGATCCCAAACATCAAGATGCTGCAGAGCCTCAAGCAGGACCAGCTCCGGCTCAGCCAGCTGCAGGCCAGGCCGCCGATCAAGAGGACCGAGGGCCTTCGCGTCAACTTCACCCCGTCGGGAATGACCGACATCACCCCAGGCTCGGACTTCGCGGCGGTTCAGCTCACCGGCAACCTGGCATGGACGGAGGCGCAGATAGCCAAGTACACGGCCCAGATCAACGCCAGTTATCACGTCGACTTCTTCCTGGCGATGATGAACAACCTGGAGCGGATGAAGACGGCCACCGAGGTCAACGCCCTGGTGGACGAGAAGAGCGCCATCATGAGCGCCTTCTTCTCCCGCCTGGCCCACGAGTTCATCGAGCCAATCCTCGAGGCGGTCTACGACCTGGAGGTGGAGACGGGGCGAGCCCCCACCCCACCGTTCGGCCTGGGCGAGAACCAGCTCCGCATCGACTTCATCAGCCCCCTGGCCATGCTGCAGAAGAGATCCCATGGATTCAACTCGACCAAGAACTTCCTGGCCGAGCTTCTGGCGATCGCCGAGATCAATCCGGCGGTCTTCGACAAGGTTAACCTCGATGGGTACGTCGAGGTGGCAGGAGAGAGTTATGACGTCGACGAACGGGTCATCAGAACCGACGCTGAGGTACAGCAATTGCGGCAGGCTCGGGCCGAGATGGTTCAGCGGCAGCAGGAGCTGGAGAACCAGATCGAGCAAGCCAAGGCAGGAGCGCAGGCGTACGGGGCTACATCCAAGGCCCCGGAGAAGGGAAGCCCGGCTGAGGCGGCCGCCAGGGGAGGCATGCGATGAGTGATCGGCAGACTTTGACGGAGCGTATGGCGTGGCAGCGGACCTTCAGGGGACCGGACGGCGAGGCGGTGCTTGCAGCCCTGCTCAACCGGCTCGGCTTCTTCGCCGATGACCCGGCGATGATTCATCCGCAGCTGATAGCCGTGGCCAATTGGATACTGGCCCAGATGGGCATCAGGACGATTGATAACATCGAGGCGTACGTAGGCGCAGTCGTGGCAAGCGCGACGCTCGACGACCTCAGAGGAGAGAGCGACAATGGATGAATTGATGAGACTGAGATTGCTGGCAATGTTGGCACCGGACGGCGGCGACGGCGGCGGTGATGGAAGCAGCGGAGAACCGGCCCCGGCTGGTGGAGACTCCACCCCGCCTGCACCCGGCGACCCCGCACCAGGCAACCCTGCCCCACCGGCTGCCGGCGGAGACAAAGGCACCACCGACCTGGGCGACCTGGCCGGCAAGATCGACGAGAAACCGCTTCCGAAGTGGAGCAGCCAGCTCCCCCCGGAGAAGCGGGAGAGCGAGGCGTACAGGAAGCACCTCTACGGCCACCAGAGCCTCGAGGAGCTGTCCGATGCGTACGTGAGCCTGGCCGAGAAGCAGGGCCGCTCCCTGGAGCTTCCCGGCAAGGATGCCACCCCGGACCAGATCAAGGCGTTCCTCGGCAAGCTCGGCCTGCCGGATGACGAGGCCGGCTATGACCTGCCGAACCGGCACAACGACCAGAGCGCTATCTACAAGGAGCTCGAGGACGGCATGCGCAAGCAGTTCTATCGCAACGGGCTCACCAAGCGCCAGGCGTCCGCCATGTGGGAGATGATTGCCGACGGCTACAGCCAGAGCGGCCAGTACATCGAGGCGCTACGGGCGCATAAGGTACAGACCTTCGATGCCCGCCTGGGAGCGGCCCTGAAGGACACCTACCCGGTGCAGGCGGAGCGCGACAACGCGGCCCGTGAGACCATGACGCTCTTTTCCCAGCACGTGCAGCGCACCGGCCTGGGCAAGGCGTACAAGGACAGCGGCCTGCTCTACGACCCCTCCTTCGTCATGGCGATCGCCAAGGACGAGAAGGCCCGGGGCGGCAGTTCAATCGTACAGGGCGGATCGGGACCGGCGCCGGAGAACAACCACGGGGCGTTCGGCGCGAACTACAGCAAGGACTTCCTGGACGCCTACGGCAAGAAGTGAGGAGGGAATCATGGGATTACTTGATGACATCATCGCCGGCATCGATGCGGAGCCGGACAAGACGAAAACGGACGTGACCGGGGAACCTGCAGCAAACCAGGGAGACCCGGGTGACGGTGGAAACGACAAGGGCACGTGGTACAGCGAAGACTTCCTGAAGCAGTACCCGCAGTCCAAGGGGCAGTGACCGTCACGGGCGCGGTTGCATAGCCGACGCCCGAAGTTCAAGAATTGGTGGAGACAGGCAACGATGGGACTTGTTGGAGGCCGGGGCGTACCGAGCAGGGAGCCAGGGAGGCGGACGATGAGGAAACAGAGGCCGATGATCACAAATACAACTTTAGAACCGAAAGGTGGTACAACATGAGTACGATTGTCAGCACGCAAGCAATGAACATCATCGAGGCGCACAAGAGGGAGAACTACACGGACGCCCTCAGCTTCCTCGGTGAACTGGTCAAACGGAACGACATCCTCAAGGTCGCGCCCTGGTATCCGTCCAGCGACGGGATATTCCACAAGTGGCTGCAGGCCAACCGGCTTGGAAAAGGTACATTCGTCCAGGTCAACGGCCCGGTCGCGACGACCAGCAGCGGCTCGGATCTCAAGGTCGAGCCGATCGCATCCTATCAGGCCGACAGCCTGGTGGACGACAAGATCCTCAAGACGAGCAAGACCCCCGGCAAGGTCAGGGACTCGGAGGACGCTGCGAACATGGAGGGAGCGGTCAGCGACTGGCTCTACCAGTTCATGTACGGCGCCAACACCGTCGAGGGGTTCAGGGCGTTGGCCGAGCGCCGCGCATCGATTGACAGCGAATACGTCTGGAATGATGGCGGCAGCGGCTCCGACGTCTCTTCCCTCTGGCTCTTCGAGTTCGGTGAGCAGGGATTCAACTTCCGCTACCCACAGGGCAGCCAGCCCGGCATCTCAGCCAAGGACATGGGGCTTCAGTACGTCACCGCTCCTGGTGGCGGGGGCAACATGTGGGCCTGGATGCGCCATATCGAGGTCTACGGCGGCATGGAGATCAAGAAGGAGAAGGCGATGCTCCGCCTCGCCAACATCGAGACCGGCGGCTCCACCATCTCACATGCCAAATGGATCGCCATGAAGAACCAGCTGCCCAACCTGGGACGTGACGCGGTCGGGTTCGCCAACCGCACCATCCACGCCATCATCGAGACCGCCGCCTACGACAAGAGCAACGCGGCCTACAGCATCGAGACCATCGAGGGCTTCGGGCCGGTAGTCAAGTTCGTGGGTATCCCGGTCATGTTCTGGGAGACCATCCTCGACACCGAGACGGCTCTTACGTAAGGAGGAAGCAGATGAGAGACAAACTGCTCAGCTTTGGCGAAATCAGCCTGGCAACAAAGGACACCACTGCCTACTCGGCGGACAAACTCGACATGAACACCCCGGCGCTGCAGCACACTGCACGTGCCGGCCAGGTCTACGTCGTGTTCAAGCCGGCGGCAGCGTTCAACGCGGCGGACAGCTACCAGCCGATCCTGCAGGATAGCGCGGACGACTCGACCTACGCCACCCTGGCCACGGGGCCGGTGATCGCCAAGCCGGGTGCAAGCGACTACTACATGATGCCGATCCCGCTCAAGCACAGGCGGTATCTGCGCGTGGGTGGCCTGCCGACCAGCACCGGCACCTTCACGGCGACCGCCGTGTCCGCCTGGATCGAACTCGGCAAGTAGGCCGGTCGATATCACCATCGAGGCGGCGGGGTGCATCCGTGCTCCCTGCCGCCATTTGAAAATGGAGGAACCTATATGCCAAAGATCGCCTGCACCACATCATGCTACTTCAGCGAGGAGGGCAAACTCTTCAACAAGGGCGAGAGCTACAACGTGAGCACCGCCACCTGGTCAAAGATGCAGAAGGTCGGGATGGCCAAGTACTTCAGCGTACCGACCGCTGAGAAACAGGCAGTGGCTCCGGCGGCTCCCGAGAGCCAGGGCAAATAGCATGGCCGGCCCGTCATACGACCCGCAGTGGGTCAGCCTGGCAAACCGGGCGTTGCTGAGAATAGGCAGCGAGCAGATCGCCGCGCTGGATGATGGCACGTCGGCGGCCAACTACTGCACCACCCTCCTGCCCCAGGCGATCGAGACGGTCTACACGGCATACCCGTGGCGGATCGCAAGCAAGCGGGTACAGCTCGCCCCACTTGCAACCGCCCCGAACTATGGCTTCGCGTACCAGTACGCCCTGCCCAGTGACTTCGCATCACTGAAGAGCGTGGAGTGCATCGGTCACTACGCCATCAGTGACCGCAGCATCCTCACCGACAGCGAGGAGGTATACGTGTCCTACCTGGCCCTCCCGGCGAGCGGCAGTGACATGGCCGTGATCCTCCGGGACCTGGTGGTGCGCCAGCTAGCCTACCTGATCAGCATGCCTATGCTCAACAACGAAGGCACGAGCAACCGCCTGCTGCAGGAATACAACCAGGCATATGCCATGGCCATCACCAAGGAGGGGATCGGCCAATACCGCAACGACGAGAGCCACGACTGGTACGACCAGAATCGATGACGAGGGAGGCCCATGGCTAGCTACACGGTATTGCAGAACAACTTCATCAGCGGGGAGATCAACCCCATGATGGAAGGCCGGCTGGACAGCGAACGCTACCAGACCGGCCTGGCTGTTTGCGAGAACTTCATCCCCACGCGCCTGGGAGCCCTGATCAAGCGGCCCGGCACCAGGTACGTGGCCACCCTGGTGGGCATCACCGATGCGCGGATGGTCCTCTTCGATGCAGGATCCTCCGGGCGCTACATGGTCGAGCTCAGCGACTGCCTGATGCGCTTCTGGGACCATGACGGGGATATCGTCGAGTACCAGGGCGCCCCGTTCACCCTGGCCACGACCTACAAGGAGGCCGAGCTCGCCCAGCTCTCATGTGTGATGAACAAGGGTGTGATGTACATTGTCCATCGCAATCATCCACCCGCAGCCCTTGAGCTTGATGACCCCACCCCGTTCAAGCTCACGCCCCTCACCTTCACCGGAGGGCGTACCTTCGATAAAGCGGGAGACTACCCATCATGCCAGGCGTTCAAGGGTGGCCGGTGGTACCTGGCCGCCACCGACAACGAACCCAACACGATCTTCGCATCCCGCACCCCCGAGGCCAACGCCGGCGACCGATTCACCGACTTCACCTTCAGCGACACAGACGACGACGGCAACATCCTGGTCCTCTCCACCCACGCGATCTACCTGCAGGAGACGGACATGTACGGCTCGAAGATCCACTGGCTGGTCAACCAGAAGCGTATCCTCGCAGGTGCCGGACGCTCGATCTGGATGGACAGCGGGGTGATCGCCACCCCGGCGACATTCGATATGAGCGTGACGCTCAATGACGGTTGCAACCAGACAAATCCGAAGGCGATGGACAATTACGTCCTCTACGCCGGAATCGGGGGGCGCAGCCTCAATGTGATGCAGTACCGCACCGACGACGACGGGTACATCAACGCCGAGATCAGCATGACGGCCCGACACATGATCGAGAGCGGGATCAAGGACTTCAACCTTCTCAGCGGCCAGAACGGGACGTTCGCCTGGGTGCTCTGCAACGACGGCACGCTCTGCTCCTGCACCCTGGACATCGGGGCCTCGGTCATCGGATGGGCGCGCCATCCATTCGGCCTTGATGCAGACGGGGTGCCCATGGCCGTGCAGAGCATGGAGGTCATGCCCGGAGACGACGAAGATGACGACGTGCTTTGGCTTACCGTCAAACGCGCCGGCGTAACACACATCGAGATCCTCGACATCACCATGCCGCCTTCGATGGAGGACGCCTGCTACGTGGATTGCTCGGTCACGGTCAATGGAAACAGCCCCGCCGACACAGTGCGGGTTCCCCACCTGGCCAACCAGACCGTCGACGCTTTGGCGGACAATGCGGTGCTGCCGCGCAAGACCCTCGACGTGGATGGCTGGGGGCAATATGACAGGGAGTTCACCGACATCACCATAGGCTACCCGATCAATGCCAGGATAAAGCTCCTGCGCCCGGAGTTGCCGGCAAACGGAACGAGCCAAGGCAAGCGGAGGCAGGTCCAGCAGCAGACGCTGCGCGTCTACCGAAGCCTCGGGGGCAAGACCATCGTCTCCGGGCGTGAGACGCCCATACTTCCCCTGGTACCCGGGACATACCGCTATGGGGATGCGTTCGATCTGTACACCGGGGACAAGCGGCTGGTGATCGCCGCCCCGGTCGACTACGAGGGAATCGTGGAGATCGCCAGCGAGGAGCCGGTTCCGTTCAACCTGCTCGCGGTCATGACCAAGTTCGGGATCATGGAGGTGTAGGATGGGATGGTTGATAGCAATAGGGGTTGCGTCACTTCTTGTCGGTTTAGGATTCGGGATTGATAATTCCATCAAACAACAAGACCAGATTGACATAGAGAAAGAGCGTCTACGACTTCAACGTGAAGGAGACCTCACAGACGCATTGTCATCTTTGGATACCCTCAAAACAA